GGGCCGCGGGGGCTGGACATATGCCCCACAGGCACAATCTGACAGGCAGCTATTTGAAGAAAATAGCCATGAGCACACCTTCAAACACCCGATCCTTGATTATGAAGGACAGTCGCTAGAGCGGGCAGTCACACTAGTCAGGGGGTAAAAAGGAACTAATGTGCCCTCAGGCTCAAACAAACTGGCTCTCAATTGCACCAGGTAGTAGGTGCCGATTGCCTGTGGGAATGTGCAGACGTGCCGTCTGGAACTGGTTGAGCTGCATGAGCTCTGAATTGCTGAGCATTGCAACGGCAGTCTTGATGCCAAGTACTTTGATTATGGCTAACGGCATGCCAGAAACCATTGCCAAACTTTCTAGCCAATCAACTCTCGGCCCTAGGTCTGCCAACTTCCAGCTGGACATCAGTGCAGTTATGTCTACAGGCTCGGGCTTTGGAGTCGGAACCCTGTCTATGTCGTCGCCCTCCTGCCTAAGTGGGGTGTGACCTTGCCGCCTCTGCACTGCACTGAGCGCTGCACCGTACACATCACCATCTATGAGCTGCATGAGCGGTGCAGCGATGCTCTGAGTTTGCCCACAGCTAAGGTTCTTGGTTCTTGCCAGCCAGCTGACGTACTCACGTGCGCCGAGGCTGGGGCCTCCTATTGCTGCCTGCACGTCCTTCCCTGTAATTGGACTACTTGTGGCGGCCTTACTTGCAGTACGCCCAAATAGGTCAGTTGCCGCCAAGGCGCGCCGCCACGCAACGCCGGTACATAGCCAGTTGCAGCACGAAATCGCCAGTCGCTGCGCAACCTCAAGCGGCACTCCACGCCTTGCCAAACCACCAAACGTGGAGGCAGCCTGATTGGGCACCTCATCGGTGTTGTAGGCAGCTGTCTTGTACCATGACCCAGACACAGCATTAATCAGTGCTGGGCACAGCGGCTGTTGCGGCATGCGTCCATCGGAGAACATGTTATACTGTAGGAACTCCCCACAGTCTTGTGAAAGCATGATCTTGCGCGTCTGTAGCACGTGGCCTTGGGCCTCGAGCTCCAGTACGTAGCTGATGGCGGTGGGCCACGAGAGACCTATCACTATCTCATCATCGCCACAACATCTGAAAAAGCTGCGTTCAAAATCTTGGCCGACAGGCCCCAAAGCATTGATAGCAAGCTGTGCATAAACCGTATGTAGAATGGTGTTGTCCCTAGCAGTATCTCGTTCACCACTGGACAGGCCACGCAGCACGCGGTGGCCATCAACAGTATGGTTGTAATGGGCCTGTGCGATCCAGTCAGCCGCTTGGGCACTCTTATTTTGGCCTTTGGACCTGTATACTCGCGCCAGCTGGGCAGAGAGTTCTGCTCGGCATGACACCAGGTGCGTGAGATTGAAGTCACTATAGTCTATGCAGAGTGCATATTGGCCTCGTGTGCAACTCAATGCGCGCACCGTCTCCTGGACGTCAGTTGGCCTCTGCCGCATGACAGCACCTCCTTGCGTGTACGTTTTTTCTATGCCAGCAGAGGCATATGAGGCTATGAGGTACGCATGGTCATCAGCTGCCCTGAGCGGCCGTTTTTTGAGGCCCGGCTCGTTTTTGGTGGCGCAGCGCGACACCATTTGGGGTCGCCTTCCAAGAAGGTCATCAAGTTTGAGCCTCAGATTGGCCCACCTAGCCTTCTTAGAGAGTGGCCAGCCTACTGCGGCAGCCGCATCCATCAGCTCATGAGCTGGATCCCCAGCGCTGGCGTGCTTGATTGACGTGGTGCCTGTTGGTAGCCACACAGCTCTCGTGGCTGCCCACTTCTCGGGGTTCTGGTCACGTGCAGCTACAGCTGGCAGCATGGCCATGGCCAGCTTTTGTGCCAGCACAGCAGAAAACTGTTGCCTCCAACTAGCACCTGGCCAGGGGTTCGGCAATCCATAGCATGGCACATTTTTAATAGTGCACCGACCCTGTAGCTCTGCAGCCACATCATGTGTGGTGAGGTCCCTGCCTAGCAAGGTTTTGAGACGTGCTACGAGCACATGGCTTCCGATGGCCCCACCATCGAGTCTGCATGACCGCCTGGCTATCTGTTCGAGCTCGAGTAGCCCAGACTCCACCCCCGCAGCCATGTTGATGCGCATGAGCCGGCATGCAATACTGTGGTGGCCAGCTTCACTCATGGCACGTGCCCACAGCATGGCCGCACTGACGCAGTATTCAGCGCTTCCTTGCTGGGCCGCCAGCCACGCCACCTCGCACGGGTGCAGTGGCCCAATACTATTCAGCACCGACAGCACTGAGACCCGCATCCTACCAATGTAGCCTGCGGGTGTTGCTGCATAGCCTTTGGCATGCTCAGTGGTCACTGGCACCATGTCTGTGTGTTTGGTAGGTCGCCGCCTGTCGCCCCACCTGCCACACTTGTTGGATGGGTGTCCGTACCAAGCAGCCCACTCTGCCGCTGCACCATGCCGGTTCCAAGCTGTGGCGCCCGCCAAGCCACTGCCGGCAACCAGTTGCAGGCGGGTTGCACAGCAGGTTGGTAGTTGCATGATCAGATGGATCCTGCCACTTCTAGTTCCAGCACGTCCTCTGCAGTGGGTGCAGAGGCTTTGGGTGATGCGATACCATCTCCATGATCCTGCGAGCCGCTCGCCGCCAGTTCGCTGGCTTGTCGCGGCACGTCGGGGACTGGCATGGGAGAGGACTGCTCGAGATATGCTCGAGCGTTGATTGCCTTAGCCTCGTTGATGGCAGCCACAGCGGCTTGTGCGCCCCTCTGCGGCCTGTCAACATTGACCCCTGCTGTAAGGGTTGGTATTGCTGCTCCTAGCCAGTCTAAGGCGTGCTCATCATGCAGCAGTGGTGCTGGGATGGCCCATTCTTTCCCAGCTATGGCACTATCAAGCGCTTGCATGTAGTGGTGGTGGCTGGGGTCACGTGCCACAGTGATGAGTGCTGTCAGTAGCTTGTCTGGCGAATCCTGGTTGCACTTGATAACCGATGGTGGTACGGGCCCCATCGACTTAGCCATATTGAGCATGGTCACAGGAGCGACCGTTTGCGCTGCGTCATCACTCTCCCCGCCTTCTGATTGGCTGGCGGTGGCTGCACCGCTTAATTTGCTCCCAGGCGTACTGGGCTGCTCATTGGTGCGTATGTGCTCCTGAGCCCCAATGCCAACTGAATCACGTCCAAGGCTGGCAACCTGAAGTGGCAGCCAGGCAGTGTCAGCCTCAATGCCAACATCTTCAGCCGTTGCCGCCAGGTCCATGTACCAGACACCCTGTGCCCGCGCAGCAGATGTGGAGAAAAACTGTAGTGCGGTATCTATGTTGGGAAACATGAAATGACGCTTGAAGCTCTTGTGCGCAATTGGGTCGACAGACGGTCTAAACGTGTTGATGCGCATGGGGTTGGTGTCTCTTATGCGCTCAATCACAGTAGTTGTCAGGTTGTCGATAACTGCGTGGTAGCCTGTGGCACCAGCCTCAACTGCAGCGGCATACACTGACTCTTCAGTGCCCTGCAGCCCTGATCCCTTGACAGTCATGAATCTGCCAGTAGTCACCCCATCCACCGGCTGTATCTGCCATTTGCAGTAGGGCACGGCCCCCGCTTCCGCGGCGTTGAGTGGCTTCCCAATCACTAGCAGCTGTTGGGAGTTGGTATTAGCATCAAAGGTGTTGGTCCGCACGGATCCAACATTTTTGGGCCAAATACTGAGAACAGACGTACAGCCTAGGCCTGCGTCGATCCTGTGTCTGATTGCCGACGCCACCTTGGCAATGCGCGACTGTCCTGCGACCACGCCGCAGGCATGTCGTTCTGCTTCGGACATGAGCCTCATTTGACTGGCCGGCAGAGAACTTGCGCCAATAAACAGGCGCACAGCCATTCCGTAGGTACTAAGGAAGGTCATTGACCGAATTGCCGTTTCTATGATTGTCCTAAGTGGCTGGCCAAATGCTACGGGCATGATTGCTGACTCCCCGCTTGATGTCGCGTTGAGGGAGAATGGAGCCAGCAACATGCCCCTTGTATCAGACATAGGTAGAGCAATCACGACTGCCTGGTTGTGCATTCCACCTAGAAGCCCCGTGTCATTGGGCCGGTATGCAAGACAGCTCACGAGACCAAGCATTTCCTTGCTTTGTTCTGTTGCCCCAGATATGTGCTCAAGCCAGCCTATGGCTGCCAGCACTTGCGTAGTTGCTATCACACCACTGACT